ATTTTGGACTTTTTACATCTAAGAAAATTTCACCTTTTGCTGCATTACGAAGAGTTTCTAAATCTCTGGTTTTAAATTTTTCTGTGAGTGCCATTGTCCGTTTTGATTACCTGTATATTATACGGTGTTGTGATTATGTAGTCAAGTTGTCAAGGCAGGTGCGGTATCTCCTTCCAGATTACGTCCGGTCGGTTCCCATGCTCCTTTTTCTTTCCTTACCTATCTTATACATTATACTACCTCTAGTGACCTCTGTCAAATGGTGCCCAGTGCTGCCAATTATATTTGTGGACTGCCCACATTCCTATAATAGGAACGAAGATAAGACACCATGCCAAAAATCCACAACCCCATGGATTGTTTAATACTGTTCCACAAAACCTAGCAAAATGTAACATTATTCTTGTAAAATTGAAAGGATAAAAAGAAATAAACCGAATGAGCAATAAAATATTATGAAGGTAATGACCATGTTTTCCATAGTTCTAAAAAGTAACGATCAACTTGATATAAGTCTTTAGTAGGTGGAGATTCATCAATATTTTCAGACCACTCATCACATAATATTCTCATCTCACATGTTATTCTATTTGGTGTGAACATTCTACCAAATGAGGACATGGCAAACGCATATCTCATCTTAATGCGCTGTTCCATTTTCGTCATATTTGTCACTTTCATAGTAGATATTTTCACCTTTTCTGTGCCCGAAATAGATGGTGGCACATAGAAAGGGTATCGTTCCCCAGAGTAAGACATCTGCTAAAGTCATATGACATTTCCTGGTGATAGAGATTGGAAAATTTTAGAACAAGCATTGATAGCATAAGGTGCTCCATATACTCCGGAGAAGATATAAGATATACCCAACTTAGAGCAGTACTTCTCAAGTTCCTGACATTTTGTTATGTCACTGGTACTGTAATCAATAATAATATCACCCTCTTCAAGTAAAGGTAGCAACTCATCAAGTGTGTCTTCTGCCTTTTGTTCTGGAAGTGTAATCTGAAAGATGCCAGGAACTTTTCCAGCACTAGTGTATCTAAGACCGTCAGATTTAACTGCCTGAACAAGATACTCTAGTGAAGTTACACATCCACTAATATATCCTGCTTCATATTGACCACAGGCATTCTCATAACTACTGCTACTATAACCCCAAACTTCAATTCCCTTTTCAATCATACGACGGGAAATACCTTCACCAGTACGACCCAAACCAATCATTCCAACTTTCATAAAATTCTCCTATAGTTTAATTTGTAACCATGGCAATAGTGGAGGAATAACTCCAATCAATCTGAGAAGGCCCTCAGCAAATAAGCATAAGACAAACCACCCAACACACATGCTGATAATACCTGCATTTCTATTGTGTCTCCGAATAGCATCGTCAATCATCTCCTGACACTCCTTTAGAGTGACATATTGTTCTTTTGATTCTATATCATTCTGTTGATGTATCATTTTTCATCATTTTATCAATAGGATCTGGTGATCCTCCAACAATTGCACATGCTCTCTGATAAAAGAAGTTGTTGGTATTTCCAGATGACTCAAAAGTCTCTTTGACTTTCACCCAGTTATTGTAGGTATGCTCGTCCATTTCCTTTAATTAAAATCTATATTAGCTATAATAGTTACTAATTTGAATTTGTCAACTTATTTTGATTTCCTAATATTACCTAACTTCAAAATTCATTTTACGAACTTTACGTTGCTTTCTTTGTTCCTGCCACAAAATATCTTCTTGTGAAAGAACTGACTTTTTATTTTTAGATTGATAAGAGTTTAACATAACAATATTCGAAAAGTCAATTGCTGAAATCTTATCACCACGAATGGTTGCCATATTCGGACAACCACAACAAACTGTCTTACTTGGATGTCCTTCCAATTCCTTTCCACAGGAACGACACCTAATCTTTATATTTTCCATTGTATAATTCTTTATAAGTCTTCAGTTTTCAATTATTTATAATTTTTCTTCTAATATATATTCTACCGTATTGGCAACATCATTCATTGCATCTCGCAATTTCTCACGTTGTCCGGCATGTTGTTCTACTTTCGTAACACCATTTCTAAATTCTTCACAGAGAGTCCATCTCCATTGACTCATACCCTTAGAGTACCAAAGATTAATTTTCATTTGTAGAAAAGTCGTCTACGCGACTATTTAGTTCTCCCATCTTACGAATCAATTGCGTGTGTTCATTTTCCATTTCCTCAATACGAAACTGTAGCATCTCAATCATATCATAGATGTTATCGCAGTCTGCAATTTTTT